TTGGATTGTGCTTCAGCTATTCGTAAAGATCTATTTGTATACTTCCCATACTTATTGAATGTATTTTTTTTTGAATTTTTTCGGTTTGATCTACGTCCATCCTTATTCTTACCCATCTTTATATACTACTTTTTATAATAAAGAAATTTTCTTTCAATTTTTATTAAATTGAAAGAAAACTAGACAAATAGTTATATGGAACCCGCATTATTTAGACAGACTATATATCAAAGTATACTCAAAACATGGATATTTTAGCCACACTCGTTCGCGAAGATAGGATTAAACTCTTGGTAGACAAGAAACGCCCAGTGTGGCTTAAGAAGGAGAAAGACAAAGAAGCCGGTGTTGGTCAACCCATTTCATTCAATGGGGATGAAGATTGGTTGGATCTTCTCATTGAAACAGACAGTGAAGATGATGACGAAGAGGAAGACGAAGAGGAAGACGAAGAGGGTGAAGAAAAGAAAGATGACAGTCTACCATGTCTCCCTGATGATTTTGTGTGGAAAAAACCCACACCAGAAGAGCTCACAGAACAACGTATTTCAGACTACATAAACACCCTCCGTCGCATGGAAGTATATCAATTCACTAGACTCTGTGTGAGTGAGAGTGTTCTTGATGAAAATCAAGTTTTCAACACAATTGGAGTTGCACATAATTAAATAAAGATTTTTAAGGTATAATAAACAAAAAAAACAAAAGAAAACCAAAAAAACGTCGCCTTTTTTCTTTACATATCTATTTTTTTTTCAATAATAAAAAATTGAAAGTGATTTTTCATCACCAAGATATGCATAACCAGCAAACAATCTTGATAGTATAAAAAGTTTCAAACTTATAACTAAAATGTTCACCACTACTACCGCTACGCGTGAAAAGGCTCTCATCGCTATTGCTGCCACCAACCGTGCGATGGATAGGCATGTGTGCTGTAAGAGTCAGTTCAAGTTAAGGTGCTTCTCTTGTGGAGAGATGATCCATCGCGGGGACAAGATCACGAGGTGCACAACATCTGTGAAAGACGGGATGGAGTTGCGGTTCAGAGGTGCCGACAGCCGGAACGGAATCACTTTTGAAGAAACCGCCTTTTATCTGGCACAAACCGGAACCAGAAGCTGGGTCCACATTGGGTGCAATCCCGTTTACTGGGACCGAGAACTGGGTCGTCTTATGGGCGTGTTCACGGATTGGGGGTCTAAGATTTCATATGAGTTCGACGAATGGCGCCAACTCACTAATCACTATGATATGGAAGAGTTTATGGAGAAGCATGGTTATCCCAAGGATAAGTGGATGAAGGACCGCATCATCCGCAACGTCACACGATTTCAGGCAATCTGGCGCGGACACATCTACAAAAAGGCCTATCCAATTGCCCTCCGTCAAGCAAGAGCCACGGAGGCAATTAACCTCAACGCACGGGCTACGATGACCGCCCAACAAGGTGATGATTTTGATAGCAATGAATGGGAAGCAGAATGGTGGGAAGAATGGAGACAAAGCGAGAGGATTCGACGTCGGCACTCAAATCTCTGGAGTGGGGAAGGGGCTGAAGACGAACATACCAACGAATCTGTCACTATCACCAACACTGTGCGGCAATGGTGGTATGGATTGAAAGTTGGAGACCATTATGAAGGGCTGTTCAATCTTGGTCAACCAACAGAGGCAATTTACAGTGGTGAGGTTTATGAGATACAATACAGAGGTGATTGGATAAAAATCAAGATCAAATTTCATCATGATGGCGAGATACGAAAATATACAGGAAAGAAATTCAAGCTTCTGAAAGAGGAATGTAACAATCACAAGACGAAATTGGGAATTGAGGCAAAGCTTGTAGGAAGACTGTTTACAGCTTGTATGAGTGCTGCGTTACACAATAGCTGGAGATATCACTACCCGGATGGCACAGTAGTAAAATAAACAGTAAACAATACAAAATGACGAGTAGCTCGAAACTATTCTGAATGTGTTGTGAAAAACGCAAAAAAATAAAAAAAACAAAAAAAAAACATTTTTTCTTTATAAGTTTAAATTGATATATATATTTATCAATAATTTATATATATATATAATGGATAATTTTGTAATCAGAAAAAATAGTGGAACTGGTGAAATAATAAAAAAGAGAATAAAGAAAGAAATAGTTGTTTATACTGATGGTGCGTGTTCAAATAATGGAAAACCAGATGCAAGAGCTGGTTATGGTGTATGGTTTGGAAAGGATGATCCAAGAAATATCTCGGAATCATTTAATGGAACCCAAACAAATAATCGAGCAGAATTACTAGCAATTGTAAAAGCTCTTACAATATTAAGAGAAGATATAGAAAATGGCATTCCTGTTAATATATATAGTGATTCATCATATTCAATTAGATGTTGCACAACATATGGGAAAAAGTGTGAAAAGAAAAATTGGAATAATCCAAATGACAAAACAAAACCTATACCAAATGTTGATATAATAAAAACTCTTTATGAATTTTGCAAAACAAATAATAATATTAATTTTACACATATAAGAGCTCATACGGGATTAAATGACAAACATTCAATAGGGAATGAAAATGCAGATAGATTAGCAAATTTAGCAATTGGTATCAAAAGTTGTCCATATCAAAAAACAAAAAACAAAATATATTTAAAAGTTCCTTATGAAGAAAAGGATGAGGCAAAAAAGATGGGAGCAAGATGGGACAAAAGTAAAAAAAGATGGTATATAGATCCCAAAAATAGATATAAGTTACAAATGATGGGTAGATGGAGTTTAGATGGTTAAAAAATTACCATACTATATTATCAATATCTTGTGTTCTATCTTTCATATAATCGAAAAACTTCCAAAAGTCTATGTGTCCATTATCTGTTGTAACGGCTGCCATAAATTTTTCTGATTTTTTTTCAGGTGTCATAGATTGTAATTTATCAATTTCACTATTTGTAAATGAAATTAAATCATCTTTTTGTGCCAAATTACGCGTTTGTTCATGTATTAACTGACTATTTAATTCCGAAATCTTCCGAGAGGTTTCTTGTTCTAAATTTTTATTTTTTCTTTCTGTTTCAATATCAATATTATCAACATTTTCCTTAATTTTTCTTATTTTATTCCGAACATGTAAATCTGCTATTTTTTTAAGTTCTTCTGTTTGAACTACATGATCACCATTGGAATCAAGACGATCATATAATTTTAATATTTTTTGAAATTTTTCTTTTTCATAATCATTCGGACATTTTAATTGACTTGAACCACTTCCCATTTACATTTTAAATTAAAATACTTTTTAAACCCTTTTTAAAATATTTTAAAGATATTAAAGATGATTTCTTTTATATTTTTAATATGAGTTTTACAAATCATTTAATAAAATCCCCACTTTTTGTTTATAATTTAAAATATATGATGTCATATTTCTTCTTTTCGGTATCAATATTATTTATAATATTATTTACTACACAAACCAATATATTTGTATTTGAAGAACATACTACTATTATAAGAATTTTAATAATATTTTTTTGGTCATTATTATCACTTTTTTTAAGTAGAGTAATATGCTATAAAAGAAGTGAACAACCTATTTTAAATAATACAATATTTTATTATGAAGATATATAAAATTAATATATTATATATGATAGAATATTATTTAATTTTACCATTTGGATATTTTTTTTATAATTATTTTTCTGAAGATGAAAAAAAGGGTGAGCAAGTTGTTGAGGGTAGAAGATATACTGGAGATAAGGACAAATGAATCAAAAAAAAAATTATAAATATATATATATGAAAGAACAATTATATGATAAATGGATATTTATAAATAAAATATTAAAATCAAGATTAAAAATAAAATCGCGGTTTGAAAGAAAAACTTTGTGGAACATTATTAAAGAAACAGTTAATGATGATGATGATGATTTTCATATATTTACGGAATTTAAATTAAGACCATATGAAATAGAAATCATGGAAATTTTTAAGGAGAAAATATCAATAGAAAAAATTAAACCATATTTAATAAATTATATATATTGGAGGCTATATAATCCGGACAATGGAATTAGATTTTTGAAGACACTGAATCTCTGGAATAAACGATTTTGAATGTTCCAATCATGGATAGATCAACAGGTCTTGGTTTTATTTTTTTAGTTCTACAATTTGTTATCCAAGAAACACAGCAAGAAATACTACATAATTTTCCGACATATTGAGTTGTTGTAAAATATCTTTTATTTACTCCTTTAGAATGTGGACATTTTTCTCCACATTGTGAGCAAAGAATATAACCAGACATCTTGATTGTTTTTAATTATAAACAGAGTTATAAAAGTAAATCAATTTATAAATAAAATAATCAACATACATGCACCCATACTAATATAAAAAAATAATATTAAATATAATAAATAATTACCAACTATTTTAAATTTTTGTTCATCTATTAAATCTAAGTTATAGTTTTCTTTACATATTTCACAATGAGTATGATTTGAATGATTTTTTGGAAATCTATTAATCCATTGTTCTATACATTCCTTATGAACGTATTGTGCTGTTCCTTTACAACCACATATACATATTAATTCTCCTTCTTCTTCCAAGCAAATTCGGCATTCATTAGGATCAGGTTTTACATATAATGGATTAGTATTTGAATTTTCCATATTAAATTCAATAATTATATGAGACATATTTGTTAATTAAATATTAATAAATATGTTTATTATGCTTTTACAAAATGTTTATTCATGTATTTCTGTAAATTAAAATATGTAAGATCTTCATTTTTTTTAACATTTAGAAGACTTTTAAGAGCTTTATCAGGTTTAATCTTACGACCATTCTTTTCATCCTGCAATTTTTTTTCTTTAATATAAGAAATAATATATTGGGTTACTTCTGTCCTAGCTAACTTTGCTCCATCATTAACATTCATAAATTTACATAATTCTGTAGAAATTTGAGTTGGAACAGCAAAGCCGGATGGTTTTCTACTTCCCTTGTTCTTATTTTTATTGATCTTACGCTCCAAACTTTTAATTTCTTTTCTAACTTGCTTTTCAATACCCTTTACACGATTCTGAACAGCAGTAATTTGAGATTTAAATGCACTTAAATTATTTAACAACATATTAAATTCTTTCTTAATTACGGCTAATGATTCGCTATTTTCCACAACAACATTTTCAGACATTTTATGTTTACAATATTGTAGATGTCTTTAATATCTTTTAATTAAAAAATATTAAATAATTTATTGGTTATTATCAGACGATTGTGCTCTAGATTCACGCTTTAGAACAAAAGTATCTCCTTCACGAGAATTTTCTCTACTATTATGGTTTCTGTTATTATTACCTCTCGAACGCTGAGGTCTACGCTGATGGCGATCACTATCTTCTCCATCATTAGATTCTCTCTTATTCTCCATTCGCGTCTCGCACATAAGCTTTCCACCCAACACACCGGTAACATCTCCTGCCTGCCATGGATGATCCTGATTATCAGACTCCTTCATAGTAAACGAAACATATTCCCCCTGAACCAAATACTTGTATTGTTCAGTTGACACAATTACACCAGTATGATGCACAAAAACATCGTCGTCTTTCTTCCCACCATCCAACACAGTTACAAAACCAAATCCAGCACGGTTATTAAACCATTTAACTCTTCCTAAAAGTCTGTCAGTCATTATACACCATATTAGTAGGGTGTTTTTAAGTTGTTTTTTAATAGATTTTATCTAGAAAATTGAAATATAATTTTTGTATTCTTTATAAGTAGTAAAAATCAATACATACGTTGTCCAAGATAAATCAAAAATGAAAGCGGCACTAAAAAATCCAATCATTATGTTTATTTCCATAGCACTATTAACAGTATTTACACACTGGTCTCTTGTTCAAGCTTATGCTACATTTTGTGCACCTTGGGGTATATGGGGACCATTTAAATTATTTATTACTCTTGGATCTCCAACATGTCATTTCATTAATATTGTTCAAGTTGAACTAGCTAAACACTACATTACTATTTGGGTTTCAGCTGCTGCTGCCTCTATAGCATGGATAGCTACAAAAGTTGTTTAAATAAATAATAAAAAAATAAAAAATTTACAATCATTACTATTACAAAAAATTTAGGTTTTTTTTTTATTATCATACCAATACGTTTTCCAACCATTTTAGCATCTTTATTAGTTATTTTGCTCATATAATTATTAATAATTTATTTCTTTTATACTTTTTTTTTATTTTTATTAAAACGCGCACAAGCCTTTTTCATAATCCAACCATCATCTGGATTATATAATTTATGATTTATATAAGGTAAAAATTTATTTTCTATTGTTATATAAGCATTATATTTCTTTAATACTTTATGTGCTAATTCTTTCATTAATCCAGACGTTGCATATCCCCTGAACGAACCAAAATCATTTCTAGTTTCGGGTATAAATTCACATAGAATATTATCAAACAAATCAATGTTATAAGGCCACAAAAATGGCCTTGGTTCGCATAAATAATCAATAACATCTTTTCTAACTTGAGTAAATTTTGGTCCACTATTTTCATACCAAGGTCCTGCGCCTCTCATATTTTGTTTGTTTTTTTATTGTATATATAAATAAAATATATTTTTCATTTCAATTTTTTGCTTATTTTTTTTAAAAATCTTCATTACTATATATTTTATCGTATTGTATAAAGAAATATACATCTATTTTTAATTATACGTCTATTAAAATAAAATTGATAAGTTATTTAAAAATAATTAATATAATAAAAATAATAATAATGGTTAAAATTTGCAATACACCATATAAAAAAGACAATCTATATTTTAAATCATGGCCATTTGAACTATCTGATTTTCAGAAATATGCTATTGAGTCTATTACCGAAGGTAATAATACTATTATTACAGCTCATACAGGTTCTGGTAAAACACTTCCGGCAGAATTTCTACTAAGATATATGAAAGATATGGGATTAAAAGTTATTTATACAGCACCTATTAAGGCATTAAGCAATGAAAAATTTTGGGATCTTCAAAAAAAGTTTCCAGAAATATCATTTGGTCTTATTACAGGTGATGCAAAGTTTAATCCAGAAGCAGATGTTTTGATCATGACAACCGAATGCTTGGCCAATACATTATATCAAATGACTATGATTGAAAAGGGATCTATTGATAAATCACAAGTTAATCTACTATTCGAAATGGATATTTATCTTGAACTTGGTGCTGTTGTTTTTGATGAAATTCACTATATTAATGATGAGGATCGTGGTCATGTATGGGAGGAAAGTATTATGATGCTTCCAAAACAAGTTCAAATATTGGGGCTTTCGGCTACTATTAATAATCCAGAAAAATTTTGTTTATGGATAGAAAATATTAAAAAAAAACCTGTTTGGTTATGTCCAAATAAAAAAAGAGTTGTGCCTTTGAAACACTATCATTTTATTACGGTATCAAAATCTACACTAGAGAAATTTCCTCAAAAAATGAAGAATTTCATTGAAGACAATAACTTTTATGAAAACAAAATTTTAATTAAAGGTGATTCATTTGATGAATTAAAATATGAAAAAATTATTAAGGTAGTTAAATTTTTCAATAAAAATAATGTATGGATTGATCAAAAGTTCGTGTTAAATAGAGTTGTCAATAGTATGAAAAACAATAATATGTTACCGGCTATAACATTTGTATTTTCGCAAAAAAAATGTGAAACATATGCTAGTCAAATTAACCAAGTATTATTTGAAGAAGGATCAAAAATTCCATCTATTATTGAAGATGAATGTAAAAAAACACTAATGAAACTACCTAATTATAGGGAATATATCAATCTACCTGAATACAAAAAAATTGTAAAATTATTAGAAAAAGGAATTGCATATCACCATGCTGGTGTTACGGGAGTATTCCGAGAAATGATTGAACTTCTATTTTCAAAAGGTTATATTAAACTTTTGTTTGCTACCGAAACATTTTCTGTAGGTATTAACATGCCAACAAGAACTGTTGTATTTACTTCAATGAAAAAATATAGTGATAAAGGTTTTAGATGGTTAAAATCACATGAATACACGCAAATGGCCGGTCGTGCGGGGCGCAGAGGTATTGACACCCTTGGAAACGTTATTCATCTAACAAATTTCTATGCAATTAATAATTTTCCATATAGTCAAACTATGAGAGAAATACTCTCTGGCATTCCTTCTTCTATGGTGTCAAAATTTAAAATTAATGCAAACATCATTCTTAAACTTATAAGTGTTGATTCCACAGATTTTTCAAAATTTATTAACAATTCTATGATTTCGGATTCTATAAACAAACAAAAATTCACATATAATGAGATCATTACTTCTTTGACCCAAAAAAAAGATAATATGTTTAATAACTTGACAAACCTCAATACTGATATTAATAATATTAAAATATATATTGATCTTGAAAAATCATCCTTAAATTGTTCCAGAAAAAAACGAGGAAAAATAAAGAGAGAAATGGATATAATAAAAGAATCACACAAATCATTTAATAAAGATTATGATTATTATACAAGTTATTTAAATCTAGAAAATCAGATATTAAAGCAAAAGAGAGATTTGAAGAATTTAAATTTTTATATTCAAAATGAAATAAATACTATTTTGGATTTACTTATTTCAAATAATTTTATTAATGCTCATAGAGAAATGAAAAACGAAAATGTTACAATGTGTAATCCTTTAGAAACACATGTTATTTCTTATACTCTTACAGATAAAGGAAAAATAGCATGTAATATTAATGAATTACATCCTCTAGCTATTGCAAATATCTTAGAATCCAAAATATTAAATAATTTAGATCCTAATGAAATAGCTTGTGTATTAAGTATATTTACGAATATGAAACTTAGTGAAGAAAATAGTGTATTAGATAAGCATAAATTGTGTATTTCAAAAAAAGCTATAAATGCGATCGAAATTATAGAAAAGGAGCATCATCACTTTTATGATATTCAACTATCTAAAAAAATGGAAGACTTACAATCCAACTACTTGGAAAATATACATTATAATATGTGTGACTTTGTTAAAGAATGGTGGTTTGCAGATGATGCAAATAAGTGTTATAAAACTGTTGAAAAAATGAAATATTACGGTGTATCATTAGGTAAAATTATCAAGGCATTATTGAAGCTTAATAATATAGTAGATGAATTAGAAAAAGCTTGTTTAATTCAGAATAATTTTGAACTTATTGAAAAGATGAAAGAAATACCAATTCATACTCTTAAATTTATTGCTACAAATCAATCATTATATCTCTAACCAAAATTCATTCCATTCATACTTTTACTTTTTATCATTTTACTATTAATTTTTTTTATATTTTTTATTAGTTTCTTTCTTATATTAATCATGTGTTTCAATGTTGTTTCATTTTGTATACTATGTATTTCAATATCTTCATCATCCTCATAATTCACATAATCATCCGTAAATATTAAATCTTGACATATACTTCGGAAATAATAATAATTTCTATATGTTAAAAAGTGATCAGAATCTTTATCATTTAAACTATCAAAACCATTAAAATATCCAGTTATACATTCATCTCCTTTATTAATTAACCAAAATGTATAGTTTTTTTTATTTCTTATTTCCATCCAATCTTCAATAGTTACGGGATAAAAATCAATATTTAACATTATCTTTTTATTATTATAATTGTAGTAAAAAGATAATTCAATTTTATCATTATTTTCTAGTGTTATTTAACACTAATTCATCATCTAAATCATCATCGACGTCATCATCGATATCATTTATATAATTGTGACTTAAATTATCAACAAAATCAGTGTCTTTTTCAAGATATATATTTTTTTCTTCAATAAATGTTAAAAATCCTTCGGTATCACCTCCTATCAAGACATTTTTTATTATATCAAATATATATTTTTCTATTTCTTTATTTTCAAATTTTTTTAATATACGTAATGGCAAAACATCTAATGATGTTTCTACTGTTCTAAATACATTCCAACACACATCTTCAACCCAATCTTGTTGTCCTAATTCTGTTAATGTAGACAAATGTTTCTTTAAAATATCATTTATTTTTAATATTTTATAACATCCTTTAATACCAGAATATAACATTAATTTAAACATATTATCGCTAAAATATATATTATCTTTTAATTCTGTAAATAATACATTTCTTCTAGTTATATACTCATCTTTATTTCTATAAACAAATATTACAGGATCGTCTGTATTTTGCATTATGAAAATAATTAATATATATTTTCTTTAATTATAACTAATTTTGAATTATTAAAGTTCCTACTTTATTATTTGATTGAACACTATTTACTGTTAAATTATTATTGGTTATATCACTTGATGATTTTATAAGTATTCCTACTGCTTCATGTGTTGATTTAATATTTTTTATTGTAACTCTATCTATATTTATATTTTCTGATCCTGTTACTACTACACCATAACTTATCGCTGGATTCATATTTACATCATCATCCACATTAAATAACTTTCTATCTGTCCCAACCTTATTTCCCTTAACTTCTACACCATCAATAGTTACATTGTATACTTTTATATTTTCACCACTAGATATAAATAAACCTATTGTCCCTTTCATTTTATGTGCCATTGAATCCTCTCCTATTGTAAAATATCTATCTGCATTATCGGCAACAATTCTTATATCTTGACTACCATTTTCAGCCCAATTAATAACTTCAGGACTTACACATGTGGTTCCATTTTTTGGAGTATTATATTTTCCTAATATTAATTTTGCATTTATTAATACATTTTCTTTAAAAGTTCCATCAGTATTTGAACCTTCTGAAATTTGTATAACATCACCAGCTGGACCAACTTGAACACCTTTTCCATATGCACCAGTATTTGGATCTGGACAACTAATCCCAACTATTTCAAGAGGTGTGGATCTTATATTTTTAATAGAAACATTTGCTATAATATTATTTCTATTACCAGTTGTAATATCACCTAATTCTGTTATAAAATCATTTACAACAACTCCTTTTCTATTAAATACTATTCCATATACATTAGCGTCGTAACCATCTAATTTATTTGTAAATATTGAATCTGGCAATGTTTGATTATTTTTCACTGCATTTTTTATTTTTAACATTTCTAATTCTAATTCGCTAATAATATTTGTAATTGTTTTTGTGCCAGAACTGAGATTTAATATTCTTTGATTATCAATATTTTCAATGTTTCTTAAAAACTTTCTTATAAAACGAGCCGAAGAATATGTTGATAATACTTTAACATTCATGTTTGTATTTAACACACTCAAATTATTTAACATACAATTATTTCCACCATTTAAAGCTATCGCTGCTACCTCAAAATCTTTAAAAATTACATTATGAACTATTACATTTTCCATTTTATTTCCATGAATACCATGATGAGAAGATAATCCCATTGTTCCATTCATAATACACACATTTTTGGGGACTTTTATTGTTGCACCAAAATTACCAGGTCCTTGATTAGGTATAAACGGACTACTTGCTAATTCTATATGTGCATAAAAGCGTTGTTCTATATTATGTAATTGTGATTGTGTTATAGTTTTTCCATTTAAATCTAATATAACATTATCACATTCTATTGTTATTGCTGCAAAAAATCCTAAATGAAACGGTCCACTATTTCCCATTGGAAATTTTGACAATTGATCCATGCGTGGAAAAAAATCATCATTTTCATTGGGATTAAATACGATATTTTCGGTTAATGTATAAATTCCAGGTTTTGTTATTCTAACTGTGCCATTTACGAAATGTGATTGATTTAATTCTATCAAGGAATATAAAGTATTAGAATCAAAGATGTATTGTTCTCTTTTTTTTATGTAAGGATAAGATGAAAAAAAATTCAAAATGGCATTTTGATCATCATTACATATAGATTTCAAATAATTGGGAAAAACGGGTAAACCACTATAAAATTTATTTTGTTCTGATAATAAATTTTGTTTACCGCTAGCAATCCTAGTAGAAACACAACCTTTTATTGATCTTGATGCTCCAAATGACGAACCTAGTCCCGACATATTTAACTTTGTTCTATTGACTAAATTATTACGTGTCATTGCTTTTCTTCGTTGCATTTATATAAATTATAAATATTTTTTAAAACAATTTAAAACTCTTCCATCAATAAATATTATATAATGGAAAAATTAATTAATCAAGATGGTGATGTTACAAAAGAGGATGAAGATTTGGTTTTTGATCCTTTCAATCCAAATAATATTGAGATAACTTTAGAACAAGTTAATTCAATATTAAAAAGTTATGGATTACCTAGCAAGGTTCATAATATAAATTTATATAAGCGTGCATTTGTTCATAAATCATATGTAAAAAGGCCACATTTGGAAAATGTTGAAAATGGTGTAATCATTGTGGATAAACCAAATGATTGTATGGCTCTTAAATCTAAGTCTAATGAAAGATTGGAATTTTTAGGTGATGGTGTTTTAGAATGTATTACAAAATATTATTTGTATAGGAGATTTCCCAAAGCCAATGAGGGTTTTATGACTGAGAAAAAGATTGCATTGGTAAAAAATGAATCTATTGGAAGATTAGCCTATGAAATGGGTATTAATAAATATTATATTATGTCAAAAAATGCTGAAGAAAAAAAAACTCGCACCAATCTTAAAAAACTAGGTTGTTTATTTGAGTCTTTTTTAGGAGCATTGTTTCTGGATTTTAATAAAGTTTCCATACATGATGAAGATAAATGGTTCGACAAATTTTTTGTTACCGGACCGGGGTTTCAAATGGCACAAATATTTATTGAAGGAATTTTTGAACGACATATTAATTGGACAGATTTGGTAAATAATGATGATAACTATAAAAATATATTACAGGTGAAAATTCAAAAAGAATTCAAAAAGACTCCAACGTATATGGAAGTATCGGAACAAGATGAAGACGAAGGTTATCATATGGGGGTATATTTGTGTCTTAACTGTCAACCACATGAAGTATCACATAGTGATAGTATATCTTATGGAAATTTTGGATCATTTGAAAACATACATAAATATTTAGAAGAACATGAAAAAGTTTTTGTATTCTTTGCTGATTCAAAGCATAAAATTAAAAAAAAAGCAGAACAAGCAGCTTGTCAAATCGCTATTAATATAATTAATTAAATGTATAAAACTTTTTTATTATTAAGTTTTATATATGAATGTTATTGAAAAACTTAAAATAAAACCAAAACAAGAAAATAAAACATCATTTAATTATAATCTAAAAAAAGAAGCTGTTAAAGTTATTGCTAAAAGACGTGATACTAATGCACCGAAGGATTCAAAATCAAAGATTGTAGAACCGAAAAAAATAGAAATTAAACAAAAAGGGTTTTTTGTGGATAAGACAAACGTTGGATTTAATAGAGCTGAATTTATGCAACAAATAAAAAGTAAACGTAAAGTAAGAAATATTCAACCAAAAAGAAAAAGAATACTGGAACCTCAAAGAATTGTTAGTCCAACGCGCAATGTTTTTAGATTTATTAAAAAAATCAAAAGAAAAGTAAAATTAGGTGTAAAAAAAAAAGCTCCTAGGAAACCACGAAAAACCAATGGTGTTAGAAAACAGAAAGAGCAACCTATACCAGAAGGTATGGTTTCAATAACTGAATTTGAAGATAGACTTTATGAAAAACCTAAACCAATAAAACTTAAATATTCAAGTTATTATTTAAATAATAGAGAAATTTTTGTGAATTACATTAATAGTTTTTTCGCGAACTATAAAAAAGAATTAGAAGGTTCAGAAGAAGTTACATGTGAATCTATTGCTCGTGCAAAAAGATTTGGTGACTTCTCTCTTCTTACACATCAATTAATTGTTAGAGATTATCTAAATCTTAAAACTCCTTATAGAGGTCTTCTTTTATATCATGGATTAGGAGCTGGAAAAACTTGTGGATCTATTGGTATTGCCGAAGGTTTAAAAACGACTAAAAAAATTGTTATTATGGCACCAGCTTCTCTTATACCAAATTATATTGGTGAACTTAAATTTTGTGGAGATCCTATGTATAAATTAAAACAATTCTGGGAATTTATACCAACCGAGCGTAATATAGTTAAAGAAAAACAAATGTCACAACTTTTATCTATAACTAGAAACTTTATACGCAAAGCTGGTGGTGCATGGTTAGTTAATAAAAATGAAAAAGAATCCAACTTTAATACTTTAACAAGCACTCAAAAAGAATCTTTAAATAAACAAATTAATAAAATGATTGAAAATAAATACCAATTTATTGCATATAATGGTTATAGGATGTCACATTTGGAAAGTGATACAGATAATTTTACAAAAAATCCTTTTGATAATAAAGTAATAATTGTAGATGAAGCACATAATTTAGTAAGTCGTATAGTGAATAAAATAAAAAATAAAGAATCTTTATCCTACAAACTTTATGATTATCTAATGAGTGCACAAAATTGTAAAATAATTTTACTTACTGGAACACCTATTATTAACTATCCTAATGAAATTGGTATACTTTTTAATATTATACGTGGATATATTAAAACATTTAAAATAAAAGTTAATGTGAGAACAAGTAAAACTGTTAATTTGGAAAAAATGAAAGAATTATTGAAACATATTAGGTTAACCGATTACATTGATTACAGTGCTCAAACAAAAATACTTACATTAACACGCAATCCTTTTGGATTTGTTAACGATGATAAAAAAAAATACGAAGGGGTTAAACTTGATGAATTAGGTAACTTAAGTGATAATGATTATATTGAAAGAGTTCGCCGTGCTTTATTTAGTCCTCGTGGAGAAGATGATGAATTTATTGTATTTAATAAAGAAAATGTTGAAATAGAAAATTACAAAGCATTACCTGATACTTTTGATGATTTTAATTCTCTTTTTAAAAATCCAGATAATACTGTCAAAAATCCTGATCTTTTTAAACGTCGTATTTTAGGTTTGACTTCATACTTTAGAAGTGCACAAGAAACACTTATGCCCGAATTTGATATACATAAAAATTTACATGTTATCAATGTAGATATGAGTGATACTCAGTTGGGTATTTATCAAATGGCACGTGATTCTGAACGTTCAAGAGATAAGAAAAATGCGCGAAAAAAGAAAAAGGCAGCAAATAATCCCGACGGATTATATGAACAGACTACTTCTACTTATAGAATCTTTTCACGGGCATTTTGTAACTTTGTTTTTCCTAACGTTATTGAACGACCAATGCCTAAAAGAGATATGAACTTGAAAAAAAATATTAAAGAAAGAGAGATAGATGAAGGTAATTTTGATGCAATTTCAGCAGAGATAAGAATTGCACAAAATGAGGGAAAATTTGATATTGATGATTTGGATGATTTACAACGTTTGTCAAGTGAAAATACTGATGAAGCATATGAAGTCCGTATACAGAAAGCTATTGATGAATTACGATCGAGAAGTGATGAATTTTTAACAACAGATCACTTGGGCGAATATAGTCCTAAATTTTTAGAAATATATAATAATATTGTTGAAAAAAGGGGGTTACATCTAGTTTACTCTCAATTCAAAACACTAGAAGGAATTGGTATTTTTAAATTAGTATTGGAAGCTAATGGATTTGCAGAATTTAAAATTAAAAAAGAAGATGGTATGTATGTTATTGATATTGCACCAGGTGATAGAGGTAAACCGATGTTTGCATCATATACTGGCGATGAAGAAGTTGAAGAAAAAGAAATATTACGTTGGATATTTAACAGTGAATGGGATAAAATACCTAAAAATATTAAAAATGAGTTAGAAAAAATATCCAATAATAATTATTATGGTGAAATAGTAAAAGTATTTATGATTACAGCTTCTGGTGCCGAAGGTATCACATTAAAAAATACTCGATATGTTCATATTATGGAACCATATTGGCATCCTGTTAGAGTTGAGCAAGTTATTGGACGTGCAAGACGTATTTGTAGTCACGAAGCATTAGAAGACGATGAAAGGAAAGTAGATGTATATATTTATTTATCTGTTTTTTCAGAAGAGCAAATGACAACGGATGGAAAAGTTAGTCAAGAATTAAAGGTTAATGATTTAAGTCAAATAGATGGTAAAACAGTAATGACTACAGATCAATATATGTGGGAAATTTCACAAATCAAAGAATCTATAAATAAAAATATATTATTAGAGGTAAAAGAATCATCTATAGACTGTTCTATTCATAATAAAGCTAGTAATCCGGAAAAACTAAAATGTTATTCATTTGGAAAAGTAAGTTCTAGTAGTTATGCAAATGTTCCTGATTACAATAATGACTCAAAAGATTCTGTAAGTAAAATAAACAAGAGAAAGAAAATATGGGATGGTAAAAAAGTAAAAATCGGTTCCACTGTATATACAGCTAAGTTACCTGCATTATCAGATGGTCGTATTGAAATTTATGATTATGAAAGTTTTAGATATGTTCAAAAATATGGAATTGGAAATACAGTATTTGTGGGACATTATGATCCAAAAACAAAAAGACTTATTGAAATTGGTGATTAATTATTATATAATATTGAAATTATTATATAATTATTCTACAAGTATAACTATTGAGAAGTAGATTTTTTCATTAATTTTTCACTTAATACTTCGCGTATTAATCTTTTTACTTCTGCAACTTCCTTTTCCAAATATTCTATTTTTTTTTTCCATGAAGAATCATCATCCGCAAAATGAACCCGTTTTTTCGACTTAATTTCTATTGTATCTATATTTGCTTTTTCATTTGTTATCTTTATATTTTTTGATCGCTTTGGTTTTTTATTTTTACTTTTATTCATCCATATACTATGATTCTGAAATTGATCCTCATTTTTCACCTTTTTATAACTATTTGTTATATTTTCCAAATCCATCTCACGCTGCTTTATTTTTATTTCTATTTTATCTTTTACATCACCTTTTACTAACCAATCCTTCTCAGTGAAATCTATTTGTTCTGGAAGTTTTTTATTAAAACTTTTAAAATTTTTTTGATGATCATTCATCTTTTTCTGAATCTCTTTCTGATTTTCTTCCCTTCTTTCTATTTTATTTTTATAAAAATTATTACTATATATTTCCCTTGTTTTATGTATTACTTCTTTTATAAACATTTTATTTATTTCCATTAAAGAAATGTTTTTTGTATTTTCCATTATTAATTCCATTAACGCATTATATACTTTTTCAATACAAGTCATTGTATCATCATTTTTTAATTTTATTTGTGATTCTTCCAATATTGAAAACAACATTTTTTGATTTTCATCTGAGCCAAACAAATTACACAATTCACGATTATTCATATATAATTAAATAAATTAATATGTATTTAATTATTTACATTAAAATATATATTTCTTAATTTTTTCATTTTTTTATCGCTTATTTTTTTTTTATTAAAATATTTCCAATCCTTACCTTTTACAGACTCTATTATAAAATATAAACAATACATACCACATTCACTATTAGAATATTGATGTCTTAAGGATGTTGTATTATATTCATAAGGTGTTCCAATCGTTTCGGATTGTTTTAATATTCTTTCTGCCAACTCATTCACTTCTTTTGGAGCTAGATCACCATAACTATCCATATAAGTTATTTCTTTTCGTTTTGTATTTATAAACATTCCTACCCAGTGGGAACCAGATTGAGTATGTTTATCTAAATTAAATATTATACCAATTTTTGTTTTATTGCGTTTTAAAAAATCTGTTAGATTAAATTTACAAAGTTCTTCCCATACGCATTCACCGTATAATTTATGATCATCAAAATCTATTGGTGAAGGACCTAAAAACTCAAAACACTTATAAGCTTTTTCATATTGTTTCATTACTTTTTGTATATCAACACTACTTAACCATTCATTCGGTTTTTTTTTCCATTCTAAAGGTTGCTTTGGAGCAAAGGTATTATCGATAATTGATTTGTCTAATCCTTCCTTTATACATTTGTGTTTTAACCAACATGATTCTTTATTACAACTAGATGACATTAATCTACGCAGTTTTTCCCATATTTCTCTAGTATTATTTGTCTTTATTTTAACATCTTGATGTCTTGCATTCCAAATATCTTTTAATTTATGTAAAGAATCTGATGTATAACATGAATATTCTAAAGTTTCACCATCACCTTTAGGTGAACATTTATCATTGGTAAATTTTTTTTGAAAAATCCTTTTTTTTTCTCTTTTTTTTCTTTTCCGTGGTTCTTTTCGACGCGTTCTTTTTCGAAATTTCTTTCTTTTGGATCTTCGAATTCTCTTTTTTTTCGTTTTTTTCGACATTACTTTCTACTATTATAGGTTTACATTCTTTTTTTTCCAAACCTTTTGTTTTTAATGATTCTGCTCGCAAGTTTATTATTTTTTTTTGCGGATAATGCATTTTTTTCTCATTTCTATTATTTATTTTTATTTTAAGTTTGTCTGTTATTTTTCCTATCTTTTGTTCCTTCTTTTCAAGCATTTTATTTGTATTTTGAAGATTAAAAGGTCTTTCCTTCTCTTTTTTTTCCTTTACATTTTCATATTCTTTCTGTATAATATCCTTTTTATCCGTAAATTTTAAATGTTGCACTGTTAGAAATAAATAATTCTTAAAACAATTACTTATTTCTAATGTTACATCTTTACCATCCAATAAATCCAATGTTTGTTTTATTATACGCTCTTTATAAAATTTTACATCTTCCAATAAAGTTGGATCACATACATCGTCCTTTACTTTTTTAAAATCATTATGATTTGTTAAATATAATAAATCATATGAACTTATTGATTCTTCCATTTTAATAATACATACTAAATATTATATATTATTTTAACTATTTCATATTTTTTGTTTGTTGACGTGTATGATTGTTAAATGTTTCAAAACCAATTTGATTTGTATTACAAGGTATTACTGGATTAAATTTTTCCTTTTTACTTAAACCATTATATGGATTATACTCGTTTCTTCCAACAATATACATTTCATTATTAAATAAATCACTGTTTGATCCTGGAATAAATTTAGATTGTGCACCACTTTGTAATGGAAATATAATGTTTCTTAACTTTGATTCATCATCTATTTTACTCATATAACCATTAACTGGTCCTAAATCACCTGGAGAAAATACACGTTGTGAATCAAAAATACCTCTATTTTCTAAAGATACAATAGACTTTTTTCTTGAGTCCATCATTGGAAATTGAACACGATTTGTTGCTACGGGTCTAGGTTCAATAGATATTGGAAGTTTTTCACTAGGATATACTCTTTTGTTGAGTCGTCTATTTAATTCATGAGTTCTGCTCATATTACAAACATATGCTTCTGTAAAGTTCATTATTATATATAATAAAGAAATTATCTAAAGAAAAACACACAATTATATAATATTATGTGTGGGATATTTTCTATATTAAATAATTCATATCAAGTTGATGATGTAGAGAAGGCATTTAAAAAAGGACATAAAAGGGGGCCCGAGACCAGTGTAATTAAATTTTATAATGATCAAAATTGTGTTTTTGGATTTCACAGACTTGCGATCAATGGATTTAAAAATCCTAAATCAGAACAACCTCTACAATACGAAAATTGTATTTTAATTTGTAATGGTGAAATATATAATTGGAAATATTTACATAAAATTTTAAACATTCCGATGGACAGTAATTCTGATTGTGAAATTATTATTCATTTATATAAAAAGTTTGGTATAAAATATACTCTTCAATTACTAGACGGTGTTTTCGCATTAGCATTATACGATATGATAGAAGAATGTATTTATTTTGCACGTGATACATTTGGTATTCGCCCACTATTTTATGCACATTCAAATAAACATGATAGTGTTTGTTTTTCTTCTGTTATAAAATGTTTTACACCATTGGAAAAATATGGTAACTTGAATATTAAACAGATAGACCCTGGATCTTATACAATGTTTAAAAAATATGGAACTAATAATTGGAAATTAATAGATTATTGTAAAACATTCATAAACTTACCAGTTATAAACAATAAACATTTTGGATTTGAAGAATGTAGTTCAATGATATTTAATAGTTTAACAAATGCTGTTAAAAAACGAATTGATAATACAGATAGACCCATAGCTTGTTTATTATCAGGAGGATTAGATAGTAGTTTAATTGCAGCACTCGTGAAAAAAAATCTACCCAAAGATGTTGAATTACATACATGGTCTATTGGTTTTGAAGGTTCAGAAGACTTATATTACGCAAATAAAGTTGCTAGTCATCTAAATACAAATCATCATTCTATTTTAGTAAAAGAAGAAGAGTTTTTAAATGCTATACCTGATGTTATTGAAGCGATTGAAAGTTATGATACTACTACTGTAAGAGCTAGTGTTGGTAATTGGTTAATTAGTAAATATATTAAAGAAAATAGTGAAGCAAAGGTTGTATTTAATGGTGATGGAAGTGATGAATTATCGGGAGGATATATGTATTTTCATTATGCGCCAAATCAAATTGATTTTGATTTTGAATGTAGAAGATTATTAAATGATATACAATATTTTGATGTTTTAAGATCGGATAGATCTATTAGTTCTCATGGATTAGAAGCACGAACACCATTTCTGGATATAACATTTGTGCAAAATTATTTATCTATTCCTCAAGATTTAAGATATAGATCTCATAAAACTGGATGTGAAAAATTTCTAATCCGAACAGCCTTTGATAAAAGTAATTTATTACCGAATGAAGTTTTATGGAGAACAAAAGAAGCATTTAGTGATGGTGTAAGTTCTAATAAAAAAGCATGGTATCAAGTAATACAAGATCATTTAGTGAATATTAAATATAAACCAAAACACAGTGATGAAGTATATAATTCTATGCACAATCCACCAAACACGTTAGAACAAAAATATTATAGAGATATATTTGAAGAAAAATATCCATCACATTCTAATGTTATTCCATATTTTTGGATGCCAAAATTTATAAAAGCAACTGATGCTAGTGCAAGAACATTAGATGTTTATAAAACAAAGCAAAAAAATGAATTTAGGAAATAATAATTTATTTACAATATGTATCAATGAAGTCTGTAAAAAAACTTATTAATCATAAATTATTTTTTTGGATAACAATATTTTTTGTTTCTGCTCATTTTATTTTCTTGATTCAAAATAAAAATTATAAATGTTTATTAGTCTTTTCTGCGTTATGTTTTATTATGAAAAATGTATCTAAAAATTTATCATTAGGACTTATTATTGCAGTTTTTATATCATCTACTATTTTAGGATGCAGTGAATATAAAGAAGGTATGGTAGACAGTAAAGGTTTAGAAGATATTACTAAATTAATGAAATCAGGGAATGGAAAATCTGGTGGTATGGAAAATGTTCAACAAATGTTAGGTCAAATGGAATCTCTTAAAAAGGGGGGAGGCACAGATATGGGTATTGATATGGGTTCTCTTAATGATCTTCTTAAATTTAATAGTAAAATTTCCTCGTCAAAATTAACATCTAAAGAAGATGTGAAAAAAGCTGTTAATCATTTAAGAGCTAATAAAGAATTACTTAAAAATATGATCGATAAATTTTAATTTATTAATTTAATTATTCTAAATTAATAAATGAAACAAAAAACGCACAAACTATTTTAGAAAAATATCATAATATATTATGTTACCAAACATAAATTTTTCTAGTTATTATTATTATTTAGTTTATACAACTTATCTAATGTATGCACTATTGTTTTTTGGTCTTCTACATAATGAATATTATATAACTTTAGTATCAAATATTACACAATTGTTTATTGCACTGTTTTTAATAATTCGTTTTAATCCATTTACCAAAACAACATTTACAAAAACTGATAAAAAAATTGCGTTCCATTCTGGCTTTTTATTGTTTTCTATTAATTCGTTATACATTATCTTTTACAAACTTTTTAACATAAAAAACAATATTATTCAGACTATTAATGTATAGCATCTTTAATTTGTTGATCAATACCCTTATTTGTTAATGTATATATATTATCATCTAAATCTATAATTCGAATATTATTCATATCAACAACACCTACTATATCACATGTTCGAGTTTTTCCATTATAATAACATTCTATATTTGAGTGATTATTTAATTCATTCACAATATTTTTAATAACAACATTATCAATATATATTGGACGACTTAATTTGTATTCAACATAATCTACATAATTTTGAGTTTTATTTATTATATTTAATATGCGTTCTAATTCAATCATATATTAAATATAACTATTTCTTTCTAGTATATTTTTTTCTACTTTTCTTTTTTTGTTTTAATGATTTTTTGTTTTTTTCCTTCAAAAATGATTTTATATTTTTTAACAATTCGCTTCCTAGTTTTATTTCTTTTTGAGAAGGACTATTACCATTTTCATATCTTACATAACCCCAATCTAACTTTCTAACATAATTCGGCAATCTTGTTCTTAAGTTGATTAATGACTTTTTACTTAGTTTTTTACAACATTTTGAATTCAAATACTTTTCTACCATTGTATCAATCGCATATGCAAATTTGTATTCTTTAATATGCATATAATCCGTTTTTTTATTAAACATTCTTGGATGATATGCATCGTCTACAAAAAATATCTCCGTTTTCTTATTTAACTTCGCACAACGAACTATTTCTGTATATGTTTTTTCATTAGTTCTTCTACAATTTTCATATATAATACCATTTACTTTCCAAGCTGTTATAACCTTGTCAAATAAATTATAATTAATCTTCTTTTCTATATAATTTTTTATCATATTTGCCCACTTAGGTGTTCCCATGTTATTCGAATATATAATTACTCTTATACGTTTATTTTTCTTTTTTTCTTTTTTTAAATAATTGAATACCTTAAATATACCAGGTCTAAATATATGAGGATATAAATCTAACATTTTGTGAAAATCCGCTTCCTTGAATTTATTATCCTCGAAAAATTTTAAACCTTCCCACATTTTTCCAACTTGATAAAAATGACCTATTGTTTCATCTAAATCAAATATTACTGCTACTTTTGCACTATTTGGCATATATATATTAAACACATTTTTTATAAAATTGATTATACGGTATATTTTATCTTGGTAGTTAAAATGGTCAGACATAAAAAACAAAATAAAAAGAATAAATATAAAAAATCTTCTATTCCCAAAGCTATTCGAGAACAATGTTGGATTAAAAATTTTGGTAAAGTATTTAATCATAGTTGTTATATTAATTGGTGTGATAATGAAATTAGCGTTTTTGACTTTCATGTTGGACATAATAAACCTGAAAGTAAAGGTGGTGGTTTAAATATAGATAACTTAAAACCTATTTGTGCTAGATGTAATTTATCAATGAGTAATAATTATACTATTACTCAATGGAACGAATTAAATGGACAAAAAAAAGCTAAATGTTTCTGTTTTTAATATATTAATTATAATCTACAACTGAATAACCACAAAATAAAAACATAGATCCAATTATAGATAATAACTTAGCCTTCATATCGTTTTTTAATAGAAAAAATAAAAATACATGACTAATAACTAATGATATTATACAACTTAACTTATAATGTAATACATAATTAAATATTGTCATAAAATAAAATATATTTATAATATTTTGGATTTTCATATAAAATATAAAAATATTATAAAATTAGACACGGTAATAAAATAAAATTTGATAACCCTTTGTAAAATTAAATTCTTCATTTAAAGTATACCCCTGCTTTGGTTTGCTTACTCTAGACTCTCTTAATGGGGTTCCAAATTTCCAAGTTTGGTCCTTTCCTTTTGTTAAAATATCTTTCCAACCTTTCATCTCCCGCAATCTACGATGTGCACCCCCCTCAAATGCATATTCTTTTCCATTTATTGTTACATATGATGTAAAATGTTTTTTACATTTTGATCTTAATACCACCGAATCTAAAACAAATTTGGATTTTCCAATTCTAAATTCTTTTTTCACTTTATCCATTGAAGAATCTATTCGTCTTTCTCCATCATCGCGTCTTTCTATTAATAACATTTCACAATCTTGTATATATGCCTCTGCCTCCTTTTTCTTTTTATTTTTAAATAATAAATTATATTCTTCTTTTAAATTTATAGTCTTCGATATAACTCTTTTATTATTCATACCTAATATCATAAATAAATTTTCGTAAAATTGTATCGGATTATATGCTTGTTTCGTTTTTATTATCATTCTTTGTTTTCCTTCTCCCTTCCCTCTAAGAAGTCTAATAAAATCATTTGTATCCGCATGTTTTATAAATTTTGAACTATTTTTTGAGAAAAATAAAGATGCTTGAATAAATTTATTTAATAACCATAAACCTTTTCTATACTTCATTGCTACCATTTGTCCACCCTTTGTCTTTTCTCCTGTTATCATTGTTCTTCTTAAAGATCTAAAGAATTTACGTCCTTTATCACTTATAAAATAACACATGAAAAATGAATTTAACCAACAATTTGATAACATTTGCGCTGGTCCTATTACATATTCTGCCTTTATAGCATCTTTTCCTCTATAGTTTAACAACGATAACATTTGTTCTTGTGCTTTTTCATTTTTATAATCTACACATTTTCCGTCAACTTTTACTTTTAATTTATTCTTACAATCATATAATTCATTCATTGTTTCCTCCAAACGAAACCCACTTACATTATAGCTTTCTAATTCTTTATTTATTTTTGGTGAGTATGACATTCCTTTTTGTATCAATTCTTTTTGTTCAGGACTTAATTGTATCGACATTACTTTTTTTTGCTTTTCGGTCTTCTTTTTTATCTTCTTCTTTTTTATCTTCTTCTTTGTCTTCTTCTTTTTTACTGTCTTCTTCTTTTTAACAGCCTTCTTTTTTTTAACAGTCTTCTTCTTTTTACATCTACCCGTATTTATATTACATATTTTTCCCTGTGCTTTACATTCTTTTCTTTTTTGCACACCACATTTTACTTTCTTCCTTTTTACTGTCTTCTTTTTAACTGTCTTCTTTTTTACTTTCTTCTTTTTTACTGTCTTCTTTTTTACTGTCTTCTTCTTTTTTACTGTCTTCTTTTTTACTGTCTTCTTCTTTTTTACTGGCTTTTTTCTACATTTACACTTGCTTTTTACTAAATTAAAGCCTTTTTTACATTTAGGATTTTCATAGATTATAGGCATACTATATATATATTATGGATAAAAAAGAAAATAAAAATCATGAAAAAAAATTACATGATATTATTAAAAAATATAAAAAACATATAATTATAAACAAAATAAAAAAACTTCTAAGAAAAATAAAGTAAATATATATATGACAATTTTAACACACAAAGATTACAAAAAGATCTTGAAATATTATAAAATAAAGATACCTCGTTCTAAAAAAGAAACTAGAAAAAAAGCGGTAAAAATTATGGGAACTAAATTATGTCGTTGTATAAAAAAGGTTAAAAAACGAGGTCAAAAATTTACGCGCAAAAGGAAGAATCCAGAGACTGCTATTTGCACATCTAGTATATTTACTAAACGCGGACTCAAACACGGTAGATTCACATGCAAAAAAAAATATAAACTTTACATTAATCGAAAAACAGGTAAATATTTAAATAAAACCCGCCGTAATTTCAATATGAAATATAAATAATAAATTTAAAAAGTAAATAAATAATAAATTTATTAATATGGAACCTTATAATTTCATAGGATACTCTGGTGTATTAATAGCCAGTATATCCTTAATTCCACAAATTTGTCAAATAATAAAAACTAAAAAAGTAGATGATTTAAATAGAAGTTATTTTCTTTTATGTATTATTTCAGAATTTTTATATATATCATATGGTATTATAATATTAGATTATGTGATGATATTATCTACAATACCACCAATGATAAGTCAAATCATTGTTATATATTTACATTGTAAATATAAAAATGCTAATATAGAATCAAGTATTGATAATGAATAAAATATATAAAGATAATTATAATTATAATTATATAATGAGTGATATAGATTCAATTGCTGGTCGTATAAAAAAACGAGTAAAAGATGCTACTCGCAGTGGAAGAGTCGGTGGAACCGCGCATAAAAAATTAGTTGCACAAAGAAGAAATGAAGTAGAGTTGAGGAAAAAGCGAAAAAACGCAAAAATAGATTGCTGACGACCAAAGAAAAAAAAATAATACAAAAAATAAGTAATACTTTCTTACAAAGTGACGCAATCATTTTAAATTATAAAAAATGATGGCCGATTGTGAAATTATTTTATTATATGAATAATAAAATAATTACGTATTTCATAATGAAAGATTTTACATTAACTCAATTAATTATTGGTTTAGCAAGCTTATGTATATTTTTTTATAGAACTGCGTTCTTGATGATACCTATGTTCATACACTCTTATAAAGAAAAAAATTATGGACATATGCTGAAATCATTAACATTATTAGTTTAGTCTTGCTTTTTACGTCTCCAATAATTAACGTGTGGTGTTTCAGGTATGGGAATTGTTACGCTCCAACTACTATCAATTCTAATATGTGATGTGCACCAATCATATAATTCATTTATATCTTGTTTAGGTGTCATTGGATTATTTATTAATTCATTCCTTCTATTTAATTTTATATTTGTTTGATTCATTATTTGTTCTGCTACAAAGGCTTCAAACTTAGGAAATGGACCAAATGCTAGAAATATACCTTCATTCAACATATTATCCAATTTTTGAATAAATAGCCTTTGATATTCATTTCGATATTTTTCATCATTTATAAATTCTTGAGAGAGTTGATATTTTATTTGTCCATTTCTCATAAATCCTAGAAATTCCATCCAATATCTTTTTTCAATATCAAAATCTTTAAACAATGTATGATTTCCATTATCATCTTTATTCATTTCTTTAGTTTCAGCCCATTCTACATTTTCAAAATTAAATAACCTATTAAATATATTAGCGCCTTGAAGTAAATTACTATTTCGAAGTTCATTCATATCTATAATAACTTTATTATTGTTAGAGCACATCATTGTAATTAGTTCGACCATTATTGAGGTTTTAGTATGTTAATCTAATGTATATTGTATTTCAATTTTTATCTAATATATCGATGACATGTAATAATACTTTTTCTTGATAACTTAACTTCTGAAATATTTCAACTTCATCAAATTTGATTTGAAATATTTTTCCAAATCTGGTTTTACAAATAATGTGTAGTTTATCATTTACAATTTTATAATCACATATTAATGCGCCTCTTGTTAATTTTAAATTTTCGATGTTTTTCAATGGAATCCATCGAATATATGAACCAAATTTAAAATCTGTTAGATCACTAACATACCGATAATCTTCTAGTTTTTTATGATAATCTTTTAAAGTTTCTCTATTTAACTGTAATCTTTGTAATATATTATTTTTATGATCTTTTATTTTACTCTTTGTTAAGTTCATAATTTTTTCATTTGATTCATTATCAAGTGCACTTAAAAGATTCGTCAAATCTAGTTCACTCATTAGTATTTTATATAATTATATATTTAATATATTTGAAAAAATGAATAATTTTAACAAAAATCAAAAATGCCGAAAATGGCCATTTTTTCATTTTTTTATACTAAAAACGTTACAAAAATTGGCATTTTTGGTCAAAAATCGGAAAAATATTTTGTGCACCCCCTTTTTTTCAAGTGTATGACCATTGAGAGAGTCAAGAAAAAATGTGAAAAAAGGGCTCAGTAAGGACCAGTCACAACAAATTTTGTGCACCTAAAAAATCGGCCATTTTAGACGCTAATCAGTCTTACAAAAAAATGTGAAAACATCGTTTTTGGAAGTCAGTGACATCTTTTTTGTGCACTCATTTTTTTTCGATTTTACACCGTTGAGTGTAACAGACTTAAAATTGTGAAAAGTGCTCAGTAAGGCCAGTCACAACCGATTTTGTGCACCCAAAAATTTGTTCATTTTAAACGATAAACAATAACAAAAAAAATAATTAAAAGTCTAAATGTAATTTATGGTCTTGAGAAAAAAAATATTTTAAAACTATACTACATTATGTATTGATTAATTTAAATAAAATAATATTGTTTGTTACTGTAACTTTTTCAAAGTGCACAAAATCACAAAATAAGTAGGTCAAAAGAGTAAAATCCGCTTTTTAAAAAAAAATATAAAAAACACACCTCAAAAAAACACAAAAAGGTCTTACAAAAAAAACCTTAATTTTGTGCATGTTTTTACAAACTTATGGTAACAAACCCCTTTTTGCATATCAAATTGTTACGATAAGCAAAGCTAAAATAAATTATATTTTTTTTGTTACCATGATTTATGTATTTTTTATTTTTGTGACTCTCAATGGTTTAAACCAAAAAAAAACAGCGTGCACAAAATCGTTGTTACTGATAGTGATTTTCATCAAACAAGCAAAAATTTTTATTACTGATTAACGTCTAAAATGGTCGATTTTTTAGGTGCACAAAATTTGTTGTTACTGACCTTACTGAGCCCAAAAACAAAAAAAATATTTTCTTATTGATTAACGTTTAAAATGATCGTTTTTTTAGGTGCACAAAATTTTTTGTGACGATAAAATGTAATTTCACGAGGTTTGTTTTATATTTTATTATGATAATTTGGTCATGCACAAAAATGTGCACAAAATTTTTAGAAAAAAACATTTTTTTTTAAAAAACTTAAATATAAAATCTCCATTTAGTATAATGAAACAAAAAAGTAGCAAGTCAATTATTTCCCCAAAATTGCAAAAATATTATTGTGAAAAATGTGACTATAATACGTCACGTTTATCAAATTGGAATAAACACATAAAAACTAACAAACATAGAGTGAAACAAAATAATATAAATTGTGCATCATGTGGGGCCTCATTTGGCAGTCGCACAACGCTTTGGAGACATAAAAAAATTTGCAAAAAAAATAGCGACAGTAAGGAAATTTGCTACTTTGTTTCAAAAGTATCAAAAAATGTTTCAAAATTATCGTCCAATAATTGCAAAAATGGGGAAAAAACAGGTAAAAATGGGCAGAAAAATTTTGGGCAGTTTTTTGAAAAAGTGGAAAAAAACGACAAGTTGGAAGCTGATACAGAAACTCAAATAGGAGAGTTAAAGAATCTAATGAAAAACTTGATAAATTCTCAAAGTCAATTACAGAAAAATATGGAAACATATATGCGAGATCCAAAAATTATTAATAATAATAATTGCAATAATAGTATGACAATTAATATGTTTTTAAACAATGATTGTAAAAATGCGATAAATTTGGCTGATTTTGTAGATAATGTAAAAATATCATGGGGTGATTTAGAATATACAAAAACTAATGGATATGTTAATGGTATTAGTAATATATTTTTTAAACAATTACAAGATTTAAAACCAACAGAACGCCCCATACATTGTAGTGATAGAGAAAGTTTACAGTTTTATTTTAAAGATGCAAATAAGTGGGAAAAAGATACACAGAATAAAAAAATGGACGAATCAATTAAAAGAATCACACGCAAACAAATGATTCAAATTAAAGATTGGGAACAAACACATCCAAGTTATACAGAAGATCCCGAACTTTTAGAAGAATGGCATCAAATGATATTGTGTTTAATGGGAGGAAAAAATGAAAATGAAATACAAATAAATCAACAAGAAATTAAAAAAAAAATAGGTGGTGTTGTAAACATAGAGCATTTAAATAAGGATAAATAGAGAAAGTATTAATATTATATAATTATATGAATAATAACACACAATATTATAGTTTTGCTAATTTTGATCTTACTAATTGGCCTTTAGTGATAGTTAAGTGTAATGAATTAAAAAATAATGATGATTTTGATTTTTTTTTACAAAGATTAGAAAATCTCGGAAATGCAAAACAAAATTATAGTGTATTATTGGATTCTAGAAATGCATCAAATATTGGATTGACAAATGCATATAGTGCAATTAGATT